TAGTAGAAGTATCTACTGATGAAGGAGTTTTGTTTCCTATTGGTGGTATCAGAATGGTGGTGCGAGTTATGTATCAATACACTTCTGGCACACCTTAACATTAACAATACAAGGAAAAAAAAATGGCAACACATACTGGCTCAGAAGGTGTAATAAAAGTTGGCACAACAACTGTTGGCGAACTTAGAAGTTATACTTTAGAGCAAACATCTGACACTATTGAAGATACTTCATTAGGTGATACAACAAGAACTTACAAAGCTGGTTTAAAAGGTTTTTCTGGTTCAGCAAGTTTATTTTTTGATGAAGCTGACGCAGGACAATTATTATTAGTTGTGGGTGGTGAAATATCTATTAAAGTTTACCCTGAAGGTGCAACAACAGGTGATAAATTTTATGAAGGAACAGCAATAGTAACAGCTTACAATGTATCTGCATCTTTTGATGGATTAGTAGAAGCAGAACTAACATATACTGGTACTGGTGCATTATCATTATCAACAGCAAGTTAATTAATTAGAAAAGGAAGATATGAACGTAATAGATAGAGTCAAAAGTCAATTTGAAGCTTTAGGCATTAAGAAAATTGAGGTAGCTGAGTGGGGCGAGGAAGGCAAACCTTTAATAATATACTGCTCACCATTTACATTAGGTGAAAAAAGAAACCTTTTTAAAGGTGCTAGGAATGATGATCTAGGAGTATTGGTAGATGCAATAGTTCTTAAAGCAAAAGACTCAGAAGGAAATAAAATATTTAAGCTAGATGACAAGCAAGTATTATTGAATAATGCTGATGCAAATGTTATAGCTAGAGTAGCAACAGAAATGTTGTCTGGTGTTTCTTACGAGGAAGCTGAAAAAAAGTAAGATTTGATTCTGAGTTGTATTCCATACTTGCTTTGGGTCAAGAATTAAAACTAAGTATGGAAGAAGTCTTGTGTATGAAGCAAGATGAATTTTATTATTGGATAGCTTACTTTAAAGTGAAGGCAGAACGTGAGAAACTAAATTATGGCAGATCAGCAACTAAATATAAAACTTAACGTCATAGACAATGCTTCAAGAGCATTTACAAGTGTAAAAAATTCAATCTTTAATGTTAGAAATGCCTTAATAGGATTAGGTGCTGGTGTAGCTATAAATTCATTAATTAATATTGGTAAAGAAGCAGACAACGTAAGTGCAAGATTAAATCAATTAGCAAAAGCTGGTTTTGGTGGTTCACAAGCATTTGACCAATTAACAAGATTTGCGATTAGTGCTAAGATACCTTTACTAGATGTGTTCCAAGCATCAAACGATTTACTTGCAGTTTCTAAATCACCTGAAGAACTTGCTAGAAATTTAGAAATAGCTAGTAACGCATCTGCGTTTTTTAAAATTAGTTTTGTTGAAGCATCAGATCAAGTAGCCAAAGCTTTATTAAAAGGTATAGATTCTGCAAGACTATTCCAAGATAGAGGAATTAAATCATTAAGAGGATTTGGTGAGTTTGCTGATAAATCTTTTGATGGTGTGGGTAGAGCATTAGAAAGAAACTTTGGTGCAAATGGGACTTTTGGAAAAGCAAATCAAGAATTAAAAGATGGTTTAACTGGTACATTAATTGCATTAGATAATAGATTTAAACAATTTCAAATAACAGTAGCAAAAGGATTTTTTGATTCACTTACACGAGAACTTGGAGATTTAGAAATATTTTTAAAAAAAAATAACAAAGCAATAGATGATTTAGCTAAAAATATTGGCGATATATTAGGAAAAGCTGTAGTTGCATTGGGAACTGCAATAGTATTTGTTAAAGATAATTTTGATACATTAGTAAAACTATTTGCTTTATTCATAGGATATAAAATAGCAAAATATGTATATGAAGTAGCAGGTGCATTTGAAGCATTGGGTGTAGTATTAGAAGCAGTAAATAAAAAAGCAAATAAAAATTTATTATTACTGTTATTTGCTACTGGTGTAGATTTTACACAAAAGGTAGATGAATTTAGAAAAAAATTTGGTCATACAACTGGAGAAGTTGAAAAATTAAACGAATCTTTAGATGAAACTTCACAGTTATTAGATTCAATACCTAAAACTTGGCAAGACATATTAAAATACACAAAAGAAGCAAACAAAGAACAATTAACATTTGCAAATGTATTTAGCAACGTAGCACAAAAAAATATAGACAGCATAAAAACTCTTGAAAAATCATTTACTGATCTTGAAGCAGTATCTAAATTAGTTTCTGAAAGTTTAGAAAAGGGTGTTAAAGCATTTTCAAGAGGATTAGCTGAATCAATAGTATTAGGAAAAGGTTTAGAAGATACTTTTAGAAAATTTGTTCAAGAGACTGCTGTTAATATGGTTGCCACAATAGCAGAACTTATAATCAGAACATATATCTTAAAAAAATTATTTGAAGCATTTGGCTTACCTATTGATGAAGCAAATAATAATTCAAAAGAACTAAGAGGGACTTCATTAGATATATTTGGAATTAATACTGCAAACTATGGAATACAAGTATTAACAACAGCAGAAATTCAAAAACAAAATACTTTACTTGCAGAAAGACAAGCTATGAGTGGTGGAGATAGTGGTGGTGGTGGATTATTTGGTTCATTATTAAAAATTGGAATGAGTGCTTTCGGTGGTGGTGGAATGACTCCTATTGATGCTTCAGTTGTATCTCCATTTGCAGAAGGTGGTTCAGTAAGAGGTGGTATGCCAATCACAGTAGGAGAACGTGGTAGAGAATTATTTGTTCCTTCATCAAATGGAACTATTGTACCTAATCACGATATGGGTTCAGGAAGCAATATAACATTTAATATTCAAGCAAATGATGTTAGAGGTATAAAAGAATTATTAATAGATAATAGAGCAACTATAATTAACTTAGTTAATCAGGGTGCTAATCAAAAAGGAAAATCTAACGTAATATGAGTGGAACATTCCCATCAAGCCCAGCACCTAGAGATGTAGCTATAAGCACGAACCAGAATACTATTGTAACTACAACTGCTTCTGGCAGACGACAAGCTAGACAAATAGACGGACAAAGATTTAGATTAAGAGTTAGATTCCCAATTATGACTAGAGCAGAATTTGCACCTATAAATGCTTTTGTAATGAAACAAAGATCACAAATGGAATCATTCCAATATGTGCCACCAACAATAGATGATGCTCTTGGAGTTGCTTCAGGAGTTATATCAGTTAATGGTGCAATTAGTGCTGGTGCTACAACTTGCTCAATAGATGGAATGGCAAACAGCACATCAGGAGTTTTTAAAGCTGGAGATTATTTTAGATTTACTGGTCAAAACAAAGTTTATATGGTTATGGCAGATGTATCATCTAATGGTTCTGGTCAAGGAACATTAACCTTTGAACCACCATTAAGAGCAAACGTATCTGACAATGCAGTTCTAATTTATTCTAATGTAGATTTTACAGTTGGACTTACTGGAGATATTCAAGAATTTAATATTAGCACAGAAAACTATTTCCAATACGAAGTTGATCTTATAGAGGTATTGTAATGACAAGATCATTAAGTGCTGGAGTTATAGCCGAGATAGCAACTAATAAACTTAATCCAGTTGAACTTATTTATTTAGGTATTAGTACTGGCACATATTACACAGATCATTATAAAGATTTAAGTTATGATGGTAATACATACACAGCTTCATCATTATTTTTAGGAAGTTCTGAAGTTCAAGAAACTGCTGACGTTTCTGTAAATACATTAACACTTAAATTTTCAGGGGCAGATCAAACTATTATAGCTTTATTACTTAATAATAATTACATGAACAAAGTAGCAAAAGTTTATAGAGGTTTCTTAAATGATAGTCAGGCACTTATAGCAGACCCATTTCTTTTATTTGACGGAAGAATATCTAATTTTTCATTGGAAGAAAACGCAACAACATCATCTGTTAATATTATTATAACTTCTCATTGGGCAGATTTTGAAAAAGTATCTGGCAGAAGAACTGCTGAGAACTCTCAAAAATTATATTTCCCTACTGATAAAGGAATGGAATTTGCAAGTAAGACAGCACAGAAGATTAAGTGGGGTTCAGCTTAATGAACGATATATATAGAATAGTTCATCTGTATAGACAATTTCCAAAATATGATAAATTTACTTATAAACAATTAACAGAAATGATTACTCCATCTTTAAACCTAGACCAATACCAAATCCACAGAATAGGAAACGAAGATGTTGGTTATACTAATTGGGCTTATTTAAGTGATACAGTTCAGGAGAGATACAAACTTACTGGACAATTAAAAAGTAATGAATGGAAGTCAGGAAATAATATCTGGGTTATAGGAGTTATTGCAAAGAGTAATACTAAACAAATAATGAGATGGGTTATAGAATATTTTAGACCAAAAATAGAAGTTAATGAATCTGTTAAATGGATTAGATGTAATGATAATTTTAACATTTACAGAATATCAGAAAAAATTAAACGACCATTTCACGTTCATCAATGAAAAAAATATTTGCAACAACAGTATTGGTATCAGCTTTAGTATTTGATTTTGTTAATGCTGTATTTAATAATCCTATTAGCCAAGAAGTAATATCTTTATACAAAGCAGAACCAGCAACTATTACTGCAATTATAACTACAATCATAGTTACAGCTATAAGTTATGTACTTGCACCTAAACCTAAAGCACCAAGACAAAGTTCTTTTGATGAAGTTAAAGGTACTCTTGTAAATAAAGATTCTAACAACAATCCTATTCCTATTGTATATGGAAAAAGACAAGTTGGGATTATAAGAACTTTTGTAGAATCTTCAGGAACAGATAATCAATATCTTTATGTCGCAGGAATATTATGTGAAGGTGGTGGAAGTGGAATCCAAAGTATAGAAGAAATTTATGTTGATGACAAATTAGTAACCTTTGATGGTGCATTAACAGATGGTACATTAAGAGGTGTAAGCAGTTCAGATACTAATTTTTATAAAGACAGCACAAGTTTAATATCTATTCAGGCATTTTTTGGTTTAGATAATCAATCAGTTTCTTCTTTGCTTGACGAAACTACAAGCTGGACTTCAGATCATAAACTGTCTGGTATTGCTTATTTAGCTTTAAGGTTCAAATGGAATCAAGATGCTTTTAATGGTATGCCAGAAGTTAGAGTTACTTTAAAAGGTAAAAAGATTTACGACCCTAGATTAGACACAACTAAAGGTGGTTCTGGTTCACATAGACAAGATACAGCTTCTACTTGGGCTTATTCTGCAAACTCATCTTTAATTCTTTTAGATTATTTAAGAAATACTAGATATGGAAAAGGTTTACCTAATGATGCTTTTGAAACTAATTACGATTCATTTAAGACTAGTGCCAACACTTGCGACACACAAGTAACTCCTTATACAAGTGCAAGTACAATAAATTTATTTGAAACTAATGCAGTCTTAGATAGTGAGAAAAAAGTAATTGATAATGTTAGAGAACTCTTAGTTCCTATGAGAGCAATCTTTAATTACACACAAGGTAAATACAAAATTATTATTGAGGGTTCAGGTGCTTCACAATTATTATTAACTAAAGATAATGTTGTTAGCGAAGTTAAATTACAGGGTGAAAGTAAATCAGAAAAATACAATCGTGTTATTGGAACATTCTCAAACCCAGAAAAAGATTATCAATCAGATACAGTTTCATACCCACCATTTAGTGATGCACACTTAGCATTAGCAGATAGACACGCAACAATGCTGACGGAAGATAATGAAACTCTATTAGAAAAAAGTGTAGATATGATACAAATTACATCGCCTTATCAAGCCGAAGAAATTTGCGAGAGTATTTTAAAAAGATCAAGAAACAATCTAAAAGCAGAAGTAACTGTAACTGCTGAAGGACTTAATTTATCTATTGGCGATATAGTAACGGCAACATATGAAACAGCAAGTTTCGTAGCCAAGCCATTTCGTGTAATGTCTTTGTCTATTAATTCTGATTCAACAGTAACTCTTGGAATAGAAGAACATCAAGACGAGTTTTACGATTACGAAAATAAATTAGAAGCACCTGCAATAGCTGACACTACTTTACCAAATCCTTTTTCTGTATCTGCACCAGCTTCAGTTACTTTAGATGACCAACTAATTGAATATTCAGACGGAGTTGTTATTACAGCTTTAGATGTAACGATTGGTGCTTCATTAGATAACTTCGTGGACTACTACCAAGTTGAATACAAACTCAGCACAGATACCGATTACATTATTCATGGACAAGGAAAAGGATTAACTCAAAGAATATTAAACGTAAAAGACGGATTCATTTATAACGTAAGAGTAAAAGCATTTAACACATTAGGAGTTGGTTCTACTTATACTTCTGCATCAAGAACTATTATTGGTGGTATTGCTTCACCTGCTGATGTTGAAGATTTTTCTTGTAATATTATTGGAAGTGATGCTCATTTATCTTGGACGCAAATTCCAGACCTTGATCTCGCACACTATTCTATACGTTTCTCTACTTTAACAAGTGGTGCATCTTGGTCTAACTCAGTTTCTTTAGTTGAAAAAGTTGCAAGACCAGCTACATCAATTACTGTACCAGCAAGAGTAGGTTCTTATTTAATTAAAGCAGTTGATAAATCTGGCAACTTATCTGCTAATGAAACAATTATCGCTACTAACATAAGCACAATCGGAAACTTTAATGCTGTTGCAACACAAACTGAATCACCTACATTCTCAGGAACTAAATTTCAAACATTAGTATCTGACGGAACTTTAAGATTAGATTCTTCAGAATTGTTTGATAGTGCAACTGGCAATTTTGATTCAGCACCTTCATTCTTTGATTCTGGTATTACTTCTTTTGATTTATATTCTAGTGGAAATTATGTATTTGCAAGTCCAATAGATATAGGTGCAGTTTATACTTCTAGAGTTACTGCTTCCATTACACAAACTTCAGATAACTTAGATGACTTATTTGATGCAAGAACTGGAAACTTTGATGATGCAAGTTCTAGCTTTGATGGAGATACTCCTGCAAACTGTAATGCACATATTGAGATTGCTTTATCTAATGACAATATAACTTACACAACATTTAGAAACTTTGTGGTCGGTGATTACACAGCAAGATATTATAAATTTAGAGTAGTATTAACTTCTTTTGATTTAAGTTCTACTCCAGTCATTAGTGCTTTATCTGTAAGTATAGATATGCCAGATAGAATATTTAGTGGAAATGATATTACTTCAGGTACTGGCACTTATAATGTTGTCTTTACTAATCCTTTTTATTCAAATTCTTACGCAGTAGGAATAACAGCACAAGGATTAAATACTGGAGATTTCTTTACAATTTCAAATAAAACTGTTAATGGTTTCAATGTTGCATTTAAAAACAGTAGCAATACGGGAGTTACTAAAACTTTTGATTATTTAGCTAAAGGATATTAGATAGAATATGGCACAACACGATTTCGTAATAGCAAATCAGGGCTTCCCTGCATTTAGAACAGACTTAAACAATTTTTTACAAGCCGTAGGAACTACACACTCAGGAACTTCTTTACCAACTGGTGCTTCTGCTGGATTAATTTGGCTAGATACCACAAGTGCCACAGCACCTATTTTAAAATATTATGACGGAACAGATAATATTACTCTTGCTACAATAAATCATACAGCTAACACAGTTGATTTTAATGATTCTGCAATAAGCACTCCATTAGCTGTAACTGGAAATGCAACTGCTGGTGCTGAACTAAGACTTCCTGAAGATACTGACAATGGTTCAAACTATGTTGCAATAAAAGCCCCAGATTCAATAGCATCAAATTTAACTTTAACTTTACCTTCTGCTGACGGAACAAACGGACAAGCACTTATTACAAATGGTTCTGGCACACTTTCATTTACAACTTTATCTACAACACTAACTTATTCTTCTGGTACTGCTGTTGGCGATAACTCAACAACTGCATTTACAATTTCTTCAGGAAGATCAGTTCAAGATGTATTAGTATTTGTGAATGGC